CTCTCCTTAACCACATCCTCCAGGGTATCAATCTGGGAGGCCATGTCTGGGGTGTAGCTGGCCAGGATGGAATCTGCTGGGTCTTGTTGATTGCCAATGCTCATACCGTTTTTAATTCTCAACCTCCACCCAGGCATACCTGCCAATCTTGCCTAGCTCTGCCATGGCCTGCTTCTGGGTGGCAAAAAACAAATCCACAACTGGCAGTTTGCCCCTGCTGGCTTTCCTGGCCACAACTGCTGTGCCTGTGTCCTTTGCAATGTAAGTCTTGCCCTTAATTCTAACTTTGGAGCCATACCTAATTATTCTGGGGTCGACTGCACAGGATTTTCCACTAACCAGCCTCTTGCCTGTTGAACTTTGGTATTTGGCTGTCCATGGGTCTTGCTTTGGGTAAGCCCAATAAGCTGTTATCCTGGCCTTCAGCACCTTTTTTGGCTTGGGGTTTGGGTCTATCAGTATGTTTGCCCCATGGCATGGAGCCAGAATGAGCATTAGCATGGCCAGAATCCTCATTGGTCTGCTCCCCTGGCATCAATCCAATGTGCAAATCTGCTAGGCTTAACAATCTTACCGTTTTTTTCTAGCCACCTGGCGTGGTATTGAACTGCTCCCTGGCCAAGTTTAAGCACCCTGGCAACCACAGCAGTTGGGATTCCCTCAACCAGAAGGATGGCAATGGCCTGTCTCAACAAATCAATCTTTTCTTGGCTCCTGTTTTTGGCCGTAAGCTTCTTGAACTCTGTGCTGTCTGGGCAGAGTTCATTCAAAAGCCTTTCAGCTTTCAGTTGGGCTGATTCAATGGCCATCTGTTTTGCCTAGCTTTGGTCTTTGTGGTGTCAATGTTGGTGGTTTCTTTGTCACAGGTTGCCCACAGGCTTCTTGTGGCCTTCTGAAATAATCATTGGGGTTGTGTTCTGCCACTTGATTAGGTGGTGAACTCTGGGGTTGCTGGTGTTCATCATGGAAACCTTCACACTTGATGGGTGCATCATCACCGTGGTGAAGGCTTTGCAAAATGTCCCATACCTCAAATACATATCTGTGATTCCACTTTTCTGGCTCTGGGTGGCTGTCTGCACCAGGCTTACCATTGGGATTGTTCCAAACAGCACACCCCGTGAGCCAAGGGTGACGTAGGTGTTCACATCCTCATTCATTGCCCCAATAAATTGGAATGGCCTGTCTGTAGAGCATATGAAAGAGTTCATGCATTTTCTGATTAGGGGCTTCTTGGTTGCGTATCTGTTTTCAACTCCACCAATGAAGTCTCCGCCCTGGGCAAAGGCAATGCTTGAGAAGCCTGTTGCCTTGAAGAATCCAAGGTAAAGCTCAAGGATGGAGTCCAGGTTGGTTACTCTATGCACGTTAAGCTTCTGGCCACACTTGCTTACATACCTGTATTCAAAAGAGATGTAGTCGTCATCAAGCTCCATGAAGTATTTTAGCCCCTTGTTTTTGGCTATTTGGAAACAGGCATTCCTGGCATGGGTGATTGTCCTTCTCTCATCAAAGTTGTTGCCCTCATCCACTTGGTCTGCCATCTGCTTTTTGTTGAAAACAACAACCCTGTCCTTGCCAAAGTTGGCAATGTATTTGTCCAGGGTCTTGTCCTCGTCATCCACAACCAGGTAAAGACTTCCTGTATAGCCAGCCCTTTGTAGGGTGGCCATGGTCTTTACATTGGTTGGTCTGCCGTGGGTGAGTATGAAAATGGCAAAATCAGTCTGTATGCTCAAGGTATTGGCTCTTGATCTCTTCACAAAGCTTTACATATCCATTCTGGATAGCCTTCCCAAAGTCTATGATGACCAGGGCAGACTTCTCCATAAGGGCTTGAACATCTGGTGATGCATGGGAGTAGTAGTCTGCAATCTTTTCATAATTGAACACACTATGCCTCTTGGCCGCCTCAATCAGAAACTCCTTCACATCTTGTGGAATGTCTGAAGCAATGATCTCCCTAATAAGGCTGTTTGTTTTTGATAAATCAACCAGTTCCATCAGATGTGGCTTCTTGTTCTTTGGCTCGTAGATTGGGGCTTCAATCTTTCCAGAATACTTTGCATCATCCTGGTCTGGCTCAAGCTCACCGCCAAACAAGCTGGCCTGTTTGTGAATGGCATCACTCATTCTGCCCTCTCCCAAATGGCTGGCCTGTTGTTGTAGAATCCTGTCTCGACTCTTTTGTAGCCATTTTTCTTTAGCCATTGGCCAAAGTGCCTGCCTGTCTCTTTGTTTGTAAATACTGAATCACCAATCTTGTATTCTGGGAAATGCCCAACAGCCGTAGCCCCAAACGAGTTTGCCATTACAAGCAACCTGGGCTTTTGGCTTATGATTGTTTGCAGATGTTCTGTTGGGCATTTGAAATGCTCCAAGTAGTCCAGCATGAATACAGCCGAGCCAGGATTGCTTTGCATTGAATCTGCTATTTTGAATCCACATTCCCTGCCAAACATTTCAGCAATCTTCCTTTGTTCTGATGGTAGTTGTGTGCCAAACACATATGCCCCTGGGAACAAAAGCTTGAGAAGGGCTGTTGATGCTCCAATGCCACATCCCAAATCCCAAATTTCATCAACCGGCCACTTGCCCTCAATGAAGCTTGATGCTGTCTTTATGTATCTTTTTGCATACACCAGGTAACAGGCCGTTGCCTCTGGAACATATCTTTCCCCATCATATATTGAAAAGTCTGGGCTTCCAGATTGAACAGACCTATACCACCCAGCCTCAAAGTCTGTCTGTGCTGTGCTTCTTTCCCTGTAATGCTTGGTCATCTGCCAGCACAAGGATTCCATTTCTGATGAGCCACCAGATACTTTTTTGATAAGCATATCTGTTGTCATTAGGGCAACATTCATTCAACCACCTCCCATCCTTTGTCTGTTCTTTTGACTATCCTTGACCTTCCAGCTTTTGGAGCCTTCAGCTTTGCAAGTGCAAGGGATTCATAGGCAGTAGGAAGTTCTTTCCAGGTAAGCAGGTTCCGGTCGCAGACCTGTATTTTATACAGAATCACTTCCTTCCTTTTGGTTGGCAGGTCTTTAATCAACATAGTATTGGGCAATCTTCTTGCCTGTTTCAGTCTCCACATCCCTGCTCTTGATGGCAATGCCATTCTTTTTGAGGTCATGGATTCTGCTGGCCAGCCTAAAAATCCCATAAAGCTTTAAGGCTTCCAGGGCTGTGATTGGCTTCCCACTCTGCAAGTGGGATAGAACCTGCTGGCATTGCTTTGAGCCAATGGGTTTGATTGGGTGGTGGGTTTCACCAGGCTCCACAAATGGCATGGTGAGTTGTGATGCAAAGTGGAAGCTCATTTGGCCACCACCTTGGGCTTGTAGGACTCCCAGTTCCTTGCCTTGGCATTCAGAATTGTGGAATGGTCACAGCCCCAAGCCCTGGCAATCACAGAAGCTGGAACTCCAGCATTGTATTGATCTCTCCACATTGCCCAGCGTCTGGCCACAATCTCTGCTGTTCTGTTCTTTGAGGCATTGAAGAACTTCTTGCCCTTCTTAAACTTCCTTCCCTTGGCAAAGGCCAATGCCTCTGGAACAATGATCTCTTGCATGGGCTTACCCTCCATGGTTGGTAAAGATTCCTTCACCACCATACAGGCCTTTATCTGGTTCAGTTGTGTTCCAATGGATTGGTTTGTGTTATCAATCCTATCCATGATCTCTTTAATTTTCTTCTCCAGTTCACCCACCCTGTAAATGGTGGCTGGCAATGCTAGCTCTGGATTGGTCATCATGACACAGGGGCTCCGGCATTCTGCCATTCTTGATAGCTGGAGAATCCCATCACCCTGTAAAGGGGTGCTGATTCGCAAGAGGATTTGTATTGAGGTTTTGGTTTCATTGTTTGCTGTGTTCCTTTTTGTAGTGTGTTGTTGTTTCTGTTTGCCGACATTCTGTGACAATTCCTTGCACAAGCTTTCCAATCCTTAACAGGGGCTTTCCCACCAACTCTCCATCCGTTGGCCTGGTAATGGTCAAAAGCCATTTCTGCATCTGCCTTGTTCCATCCAATTTCTGAACCATAGGCAACCCAATCAGCCAACGAGGGACGCACCAGCGTCCTCTCTCTCTTTTCTAGCCTCTGGCCTCTAGCCTCTAGCCTCTGCCCCATTACATTTGCATTACAACCACGTTTCATTTGCATTACATCTGGCATTACATGGCCATTTCTAAAGCGTAACACCCTATCCCTGTTTGACTTACGGCCATACTCATCCTTCACCATTCTCCTTGAGAATATAAAGTCTTTATCAAGGGAATACACTCCAGCCTGTGCAAGTTCAATCAGCAACTCCGATGTCTTTTCAAGGGTTTCACCAAAGATTCTTGCAAGCTGTTCTGCCCCCATTGGCCTATCACCAGCCATCAGATAGCCGTGCCTTTTGCTTTTGGCCATCAAGCAAATCATATCAACCCAAAGCCCCCTTGCTGATGGACTACAACCCCGCAAGGCTTCATCTGAAAGCCAATCACCAGGAAAGAACTTAAGCCATGGCAACTTCACTTCTTTGCCCTCTTCTCCAGTTCAATCTTCTGATACTTCTTTGCCCTGGCCAACAACTCCTTGGCCATAAGCTCTGCAAGGTCGGCGTGCTGAAGAATGTCCTTGAAGCTTTTCTCTTCTGCATGGCTCCAATGCCTCTTCAAATCATCCAGCCTTTTGGTTGTGTATTTCAAAAGGTCATTCAAATAGGTTAGTCTTTTTACGCTCATATTTTTCCTTTCTTATTTGATCGTAGGCGTAGCCAACTGCGGCAAATACCCCAGCACCCAAGCCCACTAAAACTCCAATAAAAATACCTAGCCCCACCAAACTCTTCCCTATGGAAAAAAGGGAATCTATCATTGATGTGGCCTTGGTGCTTCTGGCCAAAAAGCCCACCAAGAAACCTGCTCAATGCGGTTCCAAGTGTTAGCATAGAAAGAGCCGGAAAGGTAGCGACCAGCCACAACCTCCCCCCTCCCTGTGACAGCCAGAATCTTTTGATTGTCTGTTGGTGTTTCATTGGGTTTTCTCCATTGGATGAATCCAAATCTTTGCTGTGGAACCTCAACCTCAATAGCTGGCATGGCTCATTCTCCTAATGGCCGTGGCTGTGTCTCCAAGAATGTCTCTTGCAATGGGGTCTTCGTGGCCATCTCTCAAGGCATCAATGAGACTTGCACACCTTTCCCTTTCAGCCTTTGCCACACTACTGCACAACTCATGAAGTTTATTATCTACTTGCTTCAACATATTTTCCTCTAGGGTTTTGATCTCTGGGTTAGAATGGTATTTCATCTTTTTCATCCTCATCAATAACAGCCTTGATGACTGCCCGTAGTTGCACATCCTTCTTATAGGGCTGACCATCTGGGGCATTCTTCATTGGCTGTTCATTCAGCCACATCAGCCAGGAGAATCCTTCAGATGATCTGGCAATCTGTCTGACCGTCTGGCCTTTGTATTTGCCAAAGCCCACAACCATATCCTTAATCTCTGAATCCTTGGTGACTTTTTCAGAGACAAGCTGGGCAGTAATCTCCTTCACCTCTGCCTTGGTTGGCTCCTCGTATTTGTCTGTGTTCAGTTCCCTTGATTCCTCAAACCCACCCATGGGAACTTCCTCTGCTGGTGTTGTGGATAGGTTGCGGTCAATTAGAACAACAACATGGGCAAATGCGGAGCGACACGCCCTGCTGATGGCTCTTGTCTGGCACATGGCTCTTCGGGCATAGGTGGGACGTTTTGCCCACATCTCCTCGTCATCACCAAGGAAGCCCTCTGCTGTGGCAATCACCTGGCCATTGTCCATTCTCCTTACCTCACCAATGCATCGCCAGCCACCCTCAACCCTCTCAACATCCCTGGCTGATGCAACACAGCCGTGGGCAACT